CACGTTGGCTATGAGGGCCCCGAACGGGATTGTGGGCTGTGAGGCTAGTCAGTTGGACCATGAGACGTTCTACCGGATACGGAGCCGTCTGGCGCCCAGGAAGGGGTGGATGTTCTTGAGTGGGACGATGGAGGGATCGTTGGGATGGTACCCGCAGTTAGCGACAGCGTGGTTAGCGGGTGCAGGGGATGAGCAGAGTTTCGCGTTGCCTAGTTGGAGTAACCATCACTTGTATCCGGGCGGACGTGAGGATCCGGAGATCCAGGCGTTGAAGGATAACAGTCCGGACGAGTTCTTCTTGGAGCGGATCGAGGGGATACCATGTCCACCGACTGGTTTAGTCTTTACGGAGTTTCGTGCTGATCTGCATCTGGAGGATATCAAGTATGAGCCTGGACTACCGGTGCATCTGTGGATGGACCCCGGGTATGCCGGGGCGTATGCGGTAGAGGTGATCCAGATCGTAGATGAGCAGATACGTGTGATAGATGAGATCTACGAGCGAGGACTTGTTACTGATGAGGTTATCCGAGTATGTCAGGCTAGAGAGTGGTGGCAGGACGTACAGTACGGGGCGATTGATGTGGCTGGTACTCAGCATCAGGCTATGGCGGCGCCGGCTGAGGTGTGGATGAGGGAGACCGGGTTATATCTTGCGAGCCAGCGTGTGCGGATCAACGAGGGCACCGAGCGTCTCAAGGCTTTCTTCAAGCCTGATCCGCTCTCTGGTCAGCCAAAGATACTGATATCACCAAGAGCTGAGGGTGTACTGAGTGAGTTAGGGGCATCTCCTAACCCTTTTGACGGTCAGACGCGGGTATACAAGTGGAAGACAGACCGTGATGGTAATATAGTGGGGCAGACCCCTGAGGATAAGTACAACCACGGGGTCAAAGCCTTGATATACGGGATCGTAGATCGGTTCGGGTACGGGTCCATACGTGATCGTGAGAGTATCAAGGTTAGGCATTGGTGATGATATATGGCTAAGTCTGATTGCGATCCTGACGAGATCATGAATGCTGTCCAGCGTCACGCCGATGAGACTGAAGCTTTGCGTGACCGGATGGAAGATGACTATGATATCTACCGTCTAGTCCCATTCGAGGCTGATGAGGGTTATCAGTCTTACACGAGCAACGCTCCCCAGACATATGCGGATAAGATCATCGGTTGGATATCTGCTCATAGGATGGTATTACGTGTCCCTCATCGTGGAGATCGGCTCCAGGAGCGGGAGCGTAACGATAACAAAGAACGGTTCTTGATCGGTTTGTTGCGTGCTGTAGACGAGGAATTGAGTAACCAATTGTTGCCTCCATTGCAGGCACAATTGGCCTGGTTCATGTGTTTACGTGGTTGGTACGCCGGCAGGGCCTTGTTTGCCAAGGAAGAAGATGGGACGACGTATGCCAGCGTGATGCCGTGGGACCCGCTCCATACCTACTGGAGTATGGGTCATCGTGGGTTGGATTGGGCTTGCTACAAGACCAGGCGTACGTTGCAGGAAGTACGGGCAGAATACCCCAAGTTTGAGCTTGATGAGTGGACTATAGGCAACGAGAACCCCGATGAATTCGGGATGGATGTCTATGATTACTACGACCGCGAACAGAACTGTGTGGTGATCCAGGGTAAGTTTGCGAAGAAGCCTCAGGAACATGGAGCTGACCGGGTACCGGTATTCCTGGGTATGGTTGGAGCCCAGCCGCCCTTGCAGGGACGCTTCAACGGCCGGCTCGATCCTGACATGATCGCTGATTATGGTGAGTCTTTGTTTCGTTCCAACCGGGAACTGTACGAGAAACATAACTTCACGATGTCAGTCATGCTGGAGATGGTTGCCAGAGCCCAGAAGCAGGGCTTGATAGTGCGTTCTAGGGACGGATCGAAGACTCTGGACGAAGATCCGTACCGCGCTGGTACTGAGATAAGTCTCGGTGAGGGCGAGAATGTAGAGCCTTTAGGGTTGCTAGAGATAGCTAAAGAGACTGGCGCCTATATGGGTGTCGTAGCTGGTGAGATACAACGTGGTTCGCTGCCATTCTCGGTATACGGTGAGCTTGAATTCCAGCTTTCTGGGTTCGCTATCAATACTTTGAGGCAGGGTATCCAGACGGTCATCGAGCCGCGTATCGATGCTCTGAGAGATTGTTACCGTCAGATATCGAATATGCTAGCTGACCAGTATGCAAGCGGAACATTCGATGCGATCGAGCTTTCTGGTTGGGCTAATAACCGTCAGTGGTTCAGTGATGAGATCACCTACGAGATGATTGATGGGGTAGGTGCTCCTGAGATCGACTTTGTGGGTAACCTGCCGCAGGACGAGATGACCAAGATGAGCATGGCGCAGATGGCTCGTGAGGGCCCACAGCCTTTGCTGCCTGACGTGGTCATACGCGATGAGATCCTGGGGCTGCAGTCTGCAGACGAGATAGAGAACCAGATCAAGGAGCAGATGGGCGAGCGTATGCTGCCTGAGGCTGCTTTGTGGTCTATCTTGAAGGCTACAGAAGACCGTGGACGTCCTGATCTGGCCCAGTTCTACATGGGCCAGCTGCAGGAAGTATTGATGCAGAAGCAGCTTATGCAGCAGCAGATGATGATGCAGATGCAGGGCGGCGGTCAAGGACAAGCTCCCGGCGCTCCCGGTCCTGGTGTGCCTCCGCCGGGTCCGGGTGCTCCTTCTCCTGGTGGCGCAGGGCCAGGTCCTACCCCTGGTCCCGGCCCTGGCGCTGCTGGACCTGGATTGAGGCCAGAAGTGATGCCGGCAGCAGGGCTAGGCATTCCACCACCAGCTCCTACTCCACCTGGTATGCCAGCTGGTCCACCAGGGACACCACGTCCAGGAGCCCAAGGTGATACAGAAAGACTTAGAAGACTCGGTCTATTCGGACCTGGAGGTTAGTTATGGTATCGATGCAATTTGATCCAGATTTTGGTTGGATACCAGTAGATGCACAAGGGAATTTTGATGTTGCTGCAGACGCTGCGATAAACGCAGAGAGAGCTGCACGCGGCATCGATGTACGTGACCCCGGGATGATGTATCGCCCTGATGTGACGAAAACTCTGGGTGCAACGCCAGGTCAACCAGCGACCTATACAGCAGGATTCGGTCAAATAGCTGACCCACTTATCACGTTAGCTAACCTTGCAAAAGCTCCTGGAGCTATAGGCAGAGAAACTGGAAACGTAGGTAGTGGTGCGGATGCTTTGATGAAAGCTATCCAGGTAGCTGCCCAGGGGATGGCAGAAGCAGGTCAGCCCGATCCTCTGGCTGCAGCTCTCGCAACACAAGGTCTAACACCTTCTTACGAAGAGGAACCAGTAGCACCAGTAGCACCAGTAGCACCAGTAGCACCAGTGACTGGACCACAAGAAGGCGATGAACGCACTGACGATGCTGGTAATACATACACTTTCACAAATGGAGCTTGGACACAGACTGGAACCGGCGAAGGACGGATCGAAGGTGATGGTACTCTATCACCTTCTGGATGGACTCCTGGTTATGCAGAATTATGGAGAGAATTGAATGGTGGCAGCATAACTGACGTTAGAGAGATAGATCGATTGATCTCTGCTGGTGGATTCACTCCTGAAGAGAAAGCACAACTCGCTGAACGGGCAGCAATCGCTATTATGAATGGCGCACCTGCTGGGTCAGACATGGAAGCCGTTCAGATAGATCTGGAGAGTATCTGGAACAAGTTCGTAGCGCCTCATAGTGGTGCCCAGCCAGGGCAATTCACAGATTGGGCTTCTGGCATGGGTTGGACTGTTGTAGATAGTTCTATAGACCAGGAGGCAACTGGTCTTGGTAGCCTTGGAGATGTACAACCCGGCCAGGATGTAGGAGCTTATTGGGCTTCAATTTTTGAAGGTACGTTTGCTGGTACTGCAGGAGGTAGCTGGGAATCTAAGATAGATTCGATAGCAACTGCTCTCTATAAGAACCCAGATGTATGGGCTAGTAGACCAGGTATGGCTGGACTCAACCCTGAAAATTTTACCCTCCAAGAGATCAAACAATGGCTGACTGATACTGCGTGGGGGTCTATTCCAGAAGCTGAACGTACCAGGTTAACCGGGGCATACGGTGGAAATAGCCCGGTACCAGGGATGTATGACATCAAGGGCGCACCTAGTGCTGCCGCACCTAGTGCTGCCGCACCTGGTGCTGCCGCACCTGGTGCTACCGCACCTGGTGCTCAACCTGGTGCCCAACCTAGTGGGCCAACTCCAGTAACAGGACCTGGTGGAGTGCCGGTACCTACTCCTTCAGTTACTCCTCGAACTATAGAAGAGATGTTGGGGATGTACGTCGACCCGGCCGGGGAACGTAGTTTCAGCGAGATATATCCTGGTTTTGCAGCTTCTCAAGCTGGTTACGGAATGCCAACAGTGCAGCAAGCTTATCAACAAGCAGCTGCACCTTTGCAAACGCAATACAGTATGCAACTTCCTAATCTACTTAAAAATGTTCCTGGAGATGTACTGTCTGGGACTGGTATGAACTACCAGACCCCTCAGGAGTTCTTACAGAGTCTTGCTAGTGGTGGAGGGCGTGTATTAGGCGGTTCTGATCTCTTTGGTTCATTGCAGAATATTGGTCAAGCTTTATCAATGGATCCTACATCTCAAAGCTTTATGGGCATGGACCCAAATCAGCAACTTAAAACAGAGATGTATCAGAGTCTATTTGGAAAACCTGCCCAGCAAATAAGCGCATTTGCCCAGCCGTTCCTTATGGCTACTAGAGGAGCCCCAGAAGCCCGAAAAGCATTGACTGATGCGATATCCCGGGCAGGAGCTAGATTTGGATATCAGAATCCGCTAGGAGTAGATGGTCAAAGCTTCTTGCCGTGGGCCTTAGAACAGAACTTAATGGGAATCAAGGGTATGTTCACTCCTGGTAGTACAAGACAGAACCCGGGCTGGCAGAAGCCTTTAGCTACAGCTCCTGGTGTATTCTCTCAGCAATTCTGGGATAGTCCTCAGGGCATGAAGCGTCAGGAAGTAGACCTTGATCTTGGCATCTAAGAGTCTGGAGAGTATCTAATGGCTACCAATCCATTCCAAGATTTCATCAGTGGTGAGACCTTAGGATCTCAACCCAAGCTCAGCTATATGGCTAAGCTTGGGAGCCAGAGGCCAGAAGGGTTCGATCAGACTGAAGAAGCCAAACGCCAGGAAGAGATGTTTGGCAGTCCTTTTGGGACTAGCCCGGCATCGAAACGGTACTTCCAGGGTCAGTTCCAGAACATCTACAACGAATTCCTGGGTCTCCAGGGCCGTGCTCTGCAGGGAGGTCAATTGCCATCCCAGACTTTCAGCCAGTTCCTGGAGCAATTCCCGTTCACACAACGGTACTCGGCATTGCCACCAGAGATGAGCGGACGTGGAATAAGCGGATTCGCACCTAGAGTCAAGTTCTCGTATCTATAGATGGTTACACAACCACCACAACCTACCCCTGATCCTTTCATGGAAATGGTTATGGAAGAACTCCGTAAGCAA